AGACGGGTCTTTCCTTCGGGTGGTATAAGTATATTCTGAGCCTGCTAACGTCGATTTACCATTTATCTCCATTCTGAAAATCTTTGAAAATCGTAAAAAATCGGCCTTTTCAAGTGAAAAAGTTAGAATTTGATGTATCGGACAATTTGGTGGGTCTGTTTCTGTGTAAAACGACAAAAAGCCCCCTCGCAGGACGTGCCTGCAAGGGGGCTGGCGTAGGGCCGGTTTATTTCTTCTGCTCTCGAACCTCGGCCTCGATGTTGGTCTTCAGGAACTCGGTCACGTCGCCGTAGGCTTCCTCCAGAAACACGATGGCCTCGGCGGTCAGCAGGCTCTTGGCCTTCTCCACGGCCATGTTCAGAGCCTCTTCCTGATTCTCTTTACTGAAGCTGTCGCTCTTCTTCAGCGCATCCACATAGGTCTGGCTGGTGTAGGTGACAGCTTTCTTGGCCGCCTCCTCAGCAGCGGTCAGGTATTTCTTGGCGGTCTCGTTCTCCATCTTCCCGATGAAGTAGTGGGACAGCGCAGACAGGCCCTTGCTGGCGAAGGTGGCGATGACGGGGACGGCCGCTACCAGCACGGCCTGAAGCAGCGTAGACAAAAATTCGTTCATGGTGATTTCTCCTCCTTACTGAATGATGAGGTCGGACACCTTCACAGCGGCGGTGACGGCGCCGTTCTGCCCGATGACAGCCCGGTCTCCGTCCACCTGCATCACGGTGTAGGTGTTGGAATAAACGAAGGAAGCGAGAGACCCGCCGGTATAGGTCTTCGCTCCCTTCTTGACTTTGACGGACGCCCCCTTCTGGACGGAGGCCCCGGCTTTGATGTCGGCGGCGTCCACCCAGCCGTAGACGGTGGAGGTGCTGCCGGTGGACTTCACCAGATGGTAGGGGTGCTTGCCGCCGTTGGCAATCTGCGTGACCTTGGCCTTGCCCGGCTTACAGTTCTTTCCGTTAATGGCGTTGGAGCTGACGAAGTGCTTCGTGCCGGTGAACTCCACCACATCGCCGACCTTGATGCCGGTTGTGGTATCCGTAGATGCCCCAGAATTGCCCTGAGACCCCGTAGAAACGTCGCTACCTGCCTCATAGGTGATGTAGGGTATCTTACCGTGCTTCGTCCATTTACGGGCATTGTAGCCGCTTTTGGCGCCGATGTTTGCCACAGCGGTAATTTGGACGCAGTTCTTCCACCTCGGCGTACACTCCACGGCCAGTCCGTTGCCGATGTAGACGCCGATATGCCCGGACATCCAAACAGCCTCGCCGACCATCATCTTGTCCCAGCCGGTGGTGCTGACAGCCTTGCATTTGGCAATCATGCCGTCGGCGCCGATGTCCGGGCAGGCTCCGGCATTGATTGCCGATGCCGTGGGGTAGACGGCCCCGCCATAGGTGCGAGATGCGTCGCCGCTCCAGCCCCACAGGATGCCTTTGATGAGGTTCACGCAGTCGAAGCCGAACACGGGCGGGGACTGGTTGGCCGCCGCCTGAATCATGCGGGTGCGGTCTGCGGCCCTGTTGTACTCATGGTTCTTGCAGTACCGGCTCACGTTGGCCCCGGTCAGCGGAGCGCCGAAGCACCCCATGACGTACAGCGTCTTGTAGTTCTTGGCGATGTCGATACACTTCGCCGCCAGCTCTTTGTTCGTCACTGAAATTACCTCCTTCAGTCTTTCAACACGATTTCAGCCGCACGGATGGCGATGTCCGCCCCGTATTTGTCCGCAAACCGACTGAGGAATCGCTGGGCGTATTTGGCCCGGTTCTCGTTCTTGGCTTTCCACAGGTAGAAGCCGCCCCACGTTCCGTCTGTCAAAAGGGACGCTCCGGCAAGGGCGCCGATGGCGGTGACATCCCACCCCAGAATCGTCCCGGCCACGGTGATGCCGCACAGCACCACGGAGATGAAGATGTGCAGCACCAGCATTTTTTTGGAGAACTCCATTCAGCCCACGACCTCCCCGCCCTCCTGAAGAAAATCGTGCTTCTTCAGGCGCTCTTTGTAGACCTCCCGGATGTTCTCGATTGCCAGCACCGCCCGGTTGTTCGGATAATTCTCATGGTCTCGGCAGTAGGATTCATAGGCGTCAATCTCGGCCAGCACTTCGATGAACTCCTCTTTCGTGTGGTCGATGTCCCGCAGCAGCTCATTGTTGAAGTGAAGGATGCGGGAGCGGTGGCCGTCGGCGTTTCGCCGGTCGTCCATGGCGATGTGGGAGTCCAGCTTGTTCTCGATGGCCTCGATTCCCATGGCCCTTCCGATGGCTTTCGCCACCCACGACCACGGGTTCACCTTGATGGGGGCGAGCTGAACCAGCGTCATCAGGACGAACAGCAAGCCGCCCCCACCTGTTAGAATCTCTTTGATGCTCATTGTCTTTCCTCCTGACGTTTTTACAGAATGAGGGGGCCGGTCTCCCGGCCCCCTTCTGGGAACTACTCACGCATAGCGCACCACCCCTTTCAGCCCGTGGCTTCCGTCCAGCCGGACACACCCGGCTCCCAGACGTTACCGTCGAGGTCGGATGTCCAGTGCTTTCCGTCGTGGCTCACCTTTGCCCCGGCGCTGTATGCGTCATGGGCGCCGATTGGCTGGCTCCATTCAGGCCACTCCTCCGCCGGGTCGGAAGTCGCAGACCAGAGAGAGGCGGCCTTGTCCGGCTCCCACCCCTCCTGCGACGTGTGTTCCTGAACGCAGCGGTACAGGGTGTCACCGTACCGGCGGAGCTGGCCCACGGCATACTTGACGCCGGGAACCCACTCTGAGAAGAGCGTGGCCTGTTCGGAGGCGGTCACATCGTCGATGCTCCCGGACTCCGCCAGCACCACAAAAGCAATAGCAGCGGCGTTCTGCCGCTGCTCCTCATAGGCCCTCTTTTCGGACATAGCTTTCACGCTGTCCTCTCTCAGACGTTCAAAACCCATTACTGGAACCCTCCTTGAATCGACGTGATATAGCCGCCGGTGTCGCTGGCCCCACGCTCCACCGTCACACGGAAGTTGAACGCAAAGCCATTGGCGGCGGTACTGTTGGTGAAGACATGGTTCACACCGTTCTTCGCCGCAGAGGTGGCGTCCTCCCAGACCGGCGTGGTGTCCTTGCCGTTGTTCGTGACCTCCACCGAGAAATCGGCGTCGGCAGGAATGGAACCCATGACGTTGATGGCGCAGATGGTGATTGCGGCATCCGCCTCCATTGGCTCCTCCAGAGTGATGACCGCCTTTGCGACCCTCTTCGTGAACTTCAGCGTATGGGTCACGGTGGCCTTCCCGTCGCTCACGGAAATGACCATCGTGTGCTGCCCGTTCAGGAGCTTCTGGAAATACTCGCCGGTCACGGCGAAGCTATTGTTGGTTCCCCGTGTCGCCGTGAAGGTGCGCTTCGTGGCGCCGTCCATCTTCTCGGTCACGGTCAGGGTGTCGGCGGTGTCCACATCGTTCACCGAGTAGGTGATGGAGAACCCGGCGGTCTTCGTGCCGAGGTCTGCCCCGTCTGCGCTGGAGCAGGTGATGGTGGGCGCCGTGTTGTTGTCCACCGTCCGCTCGGCGGACGTGACATAGGCCGACGCCGCATCGTAGGCGTCATACGCCTTCACCCGATACTGTACCTTCGTCCAGCCTTTGGTGATGGTGTCGGTGTAGCTCAGGGCGTTCCCCTTGAACACCTGAGTCCACGATGTCCCGCCGTTGATGCACCGCTCCAGAATGTAGCCGGTCAGGTTCCCGTCGCTGTCGCTGGCTGCCGTCCACGACACAATCAGCGACCCACCGCCCTTCACTTCGTTCGGGACGGTGATGGACGGGGGCGCACCGGGCGCCACATTGTTTACCACTGTCACCTGCGAGCTGGTCTTGTAGCCGGAGTGCAGGCCGTCGCTGTCATAGGCACGGACTCGGTACATCACCGAGACCGTGCCAAAAGATACGGCGTCGGTGGTCTGTCTTGCGGTTCCCTGATAAATCTGGCTCCACGAGCTGCCGCCGTCGGTGGACTTCTCCACCTTGTACCCCGCCAAATTATTCTCGGCGTCGGTGCTGGCACCCCAGCTCACGGTGATGGTGCTGCCGCCCATGATGGAGCCGGGGACGGTGATGCTGCTGGGGGTGGATGGGGCGGTATTAGTCGAGATACTGCCATCATCAGAGACCAAGAGAGAAGAGGGAAGTATCAAAGCGGGGCGGCGGCCATACGAGTTGGAGCAGACGTTGCCGTCCCAGTTGCCATTGGTGCTGACGAGCAGGGCGCGCGTGGCGCCGTCGCGGGAGCCGCAATAGGGAGAGCGGAGCCACCAGACCACGGCCGAACCGTTCAGGGTCGCAACACGTTTGTTGTCTGCGCCGTTCTGTGCGGTTCCCGTGAAGTAGGACAGGCAGGCACCTTCGTTGGTCGGCTCATAGCCGTGGACGAGGTTTACCTCCGTGGAACTCAGCAGGAAAATCCTTGCCGAAAGGCCGCTGGCCCCGCTGGTTACGGTTTTCCCATAGCCGGAGCCTGCCCGGTACGGGAGCTTGACCTGCTTGATGGCCGCCTTGATGTTGGCGTCGAACAGGTTCAGGAACGTGCTGTTGAGGTAGCTGTGAATCGTACTGGCGGAATAGTCGTTCACGTTGGAGCTGTGCCACTGGCGGTTTTCATAACAGTCCTGCATCAGCAGCCATGTTCCGTCACAGCTTGCGTCGTACATCGAACCGGGCTTGCCCTGATGCACGACGAGGAAGTTTCTCGATACCCCTCCGACATTCAGCTTCACAACGGAGCCGACTGTCTTGGAGCCGAGTGCTACACTTGCCATGTTTCATTCCTCCTTGTAGGTATTTACATCCACGGCGGAAGGTCGTCGTCCGATGGCTCGGAGCGGAAGATTGGGGCAGGGCT